CGGCTGATCGCCGAATTCGGCGACGACATGATCTTCGTCGGCGGCAAGGGCTGGGGGATCTGGGATGGCGCGCGCTATGACTTTTCCGACGGTCCCTTGCGCGCGATGCTTGTCGCCGACCGCCTGCAAGGGCTCGTCGCGGCCGACGCGCGCGCCGCGTGGTCCGAGGAACCTCCCGAGCTCGATATCCGGCGCCGCCTGCAAGCCGAGCTCGAAAAGCCGCGCCCCGAGTTCACGACGCCCGAGGCCGCCTTGCAGGCGCTCCGAACCGAAAAGGCGCTCGCGCTGAAGCGGCACGCGGTCAAATGCGGCAACGTCGACAAGATGGAAAAGGCGCTTCGGCTCATGACCGCGCGCCTGCGCGTGCCGCTCGAAGCCCTCGACGCGGACCCCTGGTCGTTCACCTGCCCGAACGGGCGGATCGACCTGCACCGCGTCGCCGAGGCTGATCTCTGGGCGCTTGAACCGGAGGAACGGTCGGCCGAGCGCGCCACCTGGCTTCGCCCGCACGACCGCGCGGCGCGGCCGACGAAATGCGCCGGCGTCGCCTTCGACCCGGCCGCCGACTGTCCCGAGTGGCGCGCGTTCATCGAGCTCGTGCTCCCCGATCCCAACGTTCGCGACTGCTTTCACCGGAGCATGGGCGCCATGGTTTTCGGGCGAAACGAGCCGCAAGTCGCGTTCCTGTTCCGCGGCTCGGGCGGCAACGGCAAATCGACGGCGGTCAACGCGATTGCCGGCGTCCTCGGCATGAGCGGCGGTTACGCGGTCCCCTGCAAGATCGAAATGTTTCTCGTGACCGGAACCGAGCGCGCCGGGCAGGCGACGCCCGAGGAAGTCGACCTCCCCGGCGCCCGCGCGCTGATCGCCTCGGAACCCGACCCGACCGACGAGCTCGCCGCGAAAAAGATCAAGTCATTGACTGGCGGCGATCCGCGGCCGGCGCGCGCCCTGAACATGCCGCAATTCTTCTATCGGCCGACCGGCTTCCCGATCCTGTCGTTCAACCGGACGCCGCGGATCAAGAACGAGGATGAGGGCACGCGGCGCCGGCTGATCTTCTTTCCCTTCGAGGTCTCGCTTCGCGAGCTCCCGCCCGAGAAACGCCGCTCGCCGGTCGCGGTCGAGAAGGCGCTCGCCGCCGAGGGGCCGGGAATTCTGAATTGGCTTCTGGACGGCTACCGCGAGTTCCGGCACCGGACCGACGCCGGGATCGGCACGCCGCCCGGGATCGACCCGCCGGCGGCGATGCTCGACCTGAAAGACGCGATCCTCGAGCACGCCGACCCCGTGGGCTCGTTCATCGCCGACTGTTGCGACAAGGGGCCGGGCCTCGAGATCCGCACCTCGCAGTTCTACCGCGTGCTCGAGCAATGGGCCGACATGACCGGATCAGTCCTGCACGGCAAGCAAACCGTGACCCGGATCATGCAGGAAAAGGGCTTCGGCAAGCGCAAGACCGGCGGCGGGATCATTCACTGGTCGGGCCTCGGCTGGCAGAAAACCGATAACGTCGCCGCCCTGCTCGAAACCTGCGGCTATGGCCCGCCCTCCGCGCCGCGCGGATGACCTCCCCGCAGCAACCGCCGCCCTCGCCGCGCGCGCGCACGCGCCCCGCGCCCCGATCGGAGAGCCGACCGGGCAATTTGCCCGGTTCCGAGGGCAGTTTCCGGGCGGAAGCGAAGGAAAGCGGTGCGGCGTTCCGCCGCCAAGAGGCTTCGGGGCGGAAGGCGCGCGGGCGAAACTGCCCCGACCGGGCAGTTTCAAAACGACTTTGCCCCGCCTAACCCTCTGTCGGGAAAGATAAATAGCGGTTTGGGCACTTTGGGTAGGTTTCTAACAATGTCAGGAAGGGAGAATACACAAATGGCACTAGGGCCTAATACGAGCGGACGCGAAAACGCCGAAGTTGCCCGAACCACCCCCGGGCGCCGGCGGGGGCGCCCGATCCGCCCCCGGGACGTGGCGCCGGCGCCGGGGGGGAAGGCGCGGACGCCGCTCGCGGGCGACCTCGGCGCCGAAGGGCCGGCGGCGGGCGCGGTCGAAGCGGCCGACGTGTGGATCGGCTCGACCGAGCGTGCCGGCGAGGTCGTCGAGCTCGTCGCCCGCGTCAACCGCCGCGCGGGCGCGCCGATCCTCACGCGTCTCGCCCGCCCGCTCCGCGAGGCAGCGGACGCCTATGCGCGCGCCTTCGAGGTCGTCTCGGCGGGCGGCGCGGCGACGGGCGAGGTCGCCGGCGACAAGGTCTCGGCCGGCGTCAACCGCGAGGGGCGTCAGTTCGGGGCGCTCGGCTGGGCAAGCCGGCTCGCGGAGCTCGACGCCGCGATCGGGTCCGGGGCGATCGCCCTCGACGCGCGCGGGACCTCGATCCCGACCCGCCGGCTCGTCGTGCTCGTCGTCGTCGCCGGGCTTTCGATCCCGCGCGTCCTGGCGAGCATGGGAATGAAACGCTCCGCGCCTCGGGAAAGGGCGATGATCCGCGGGCTCGTCGCTGCCCTGGACCGGATGGCGGACGCTGCCGGTATCGCGAAAACCGACGCCGCCGGAAATTACCGTTGACAGTTGAACATGGGTAGGGTATTCACAACTTAAGGTGGAGTTCTGCGGGTCGAGCACTCGCGCTGCCTCGCGTTTGATCCCCTCACGCTCCGCCGGCAGGCCGCCCCCCTCGCCTGCGATTGCTCGCGCCGGCAAGCGGGGCGGCCCGATCCTGATCCGAAGGCCCGCCCGACCGGCGGGCCTTAGCCGTTTCCGAGGTCGCCTTCGTGGAAATCAATTTCACCCACAACATTCGCGAGGTCTCGCGCGGCCTCTCCGACTTCGCGCAGGCGCAAGTTCCGTTCGCGACCTCGCTCGCCTTGAACGACACCGCCGAGGCGATCCGCAAGAACACCGACAAGGCGCTCGACCGGCGCCTCGACCGGCCGACGCCCTTCACCCGGCGCGGGCTCATGGTCCTGCGGTCGAGCAAGCGGCGACTGTCGGCCGCCGTGCTGTTCCGCGACATTCAGGCGCGATATCTCGCCTGGGTGGAGCGGGGCGGCGACCGCCCGCCGAAGGCGAAGGCGATCCCGGTCCCCGTCGCGATCGACCGTGACCGCTTCGGCAACATGCGCCGCGGCGCGGTCAAGCGCACGGCCGGGCGGCCGGACGTGTTCGCCGGTCGGCCCGGCGGCGGCCGCCTCGCGCCGGGCCTCTGGCAACGCACGGGCAAGGGCGGCACCGGCCTGCGCCTGCTCGTCGCCTTCGAGGCGGTCGCACGCTACGCCCCGCGGCTCGGCTTCGCGGAGGATGCCGCAAAGACGGCGCGGGCCTTCATGCCGGTTGCCTGGGAACGCGCGATGCGCCGGGCGATCGAAACCGCCCGCCGCTGAGGGCTCGCGCGGCCGATGGGTCCTCCGCCACAACCCCACGCGGGGTAATTCGCGCGCGCGTTTGGTGCGGCAAAGTTCGGTCGGCGGCGGCTGGCTTATGGGTTCGGGTTGTGGCTGTCATGGGAAGCGCGGAGGAACGGGCGGGGCCGGGCGTCGAGGCGCTGCGGCGGCTGACGGCCGAGGAAGCCGGGCTCGTCGCGGAGTGGCCGCTTCCGGCGGGCGTCCCCGACGCGATCGTCAACCAGTATCAACTTGCGGACGCGCTCAACGTCTCGCAGACGACTCTTGCCAACTGGCGCCGGGCGGGCCTGCCGATCGAGGTCGAGGGGAAGAACGGGCGCTCCTACGAGTTCCGCCTCTCGATCTGTTTCGCGTGGATGAAAAACCGCGATGCCGCCGACTCGGCCGGCCGTCGCGCGGCGGAGGATGCCGCGCAGCAACTGCGCCTTGCGCTGATCGGGGGCGAGGGGGCGACGGGCGAGCGCAAGGCCCTCAGTCCCCGCGAGCAAAAGGAAACCCTCGAGCTCGAAGTCGTCTGGATGCAGGCCGCGCGGCGGCGTGGCGAATTGATGGACGCGGGCGAAGTCATACAAGCGTTGCAAGCGATCTTCGGCGACTTCCGCGACGGCCTCGACGCGCTTCCCGACCGGCTCGGGCGCGACCTTGGCCTCGGCGGGGCCGCGATCGAAGCGGCGCAAGTCGTCTGCGACGATATCCTCGAAGGCGCCCGGCGCCGGATCGCTGCCGACTTCGGCCTCGACACCGGCGCCGCCGACGCCAATCCGCTCGGGCAAAGGGACCTCGACTTATGAGATGGCGCCTCGACCCCGAGGAAATGTCGATTGACCAACTGATCGACGAGCTCGTCGGCCTGCGGGCGTTCGTCGACGAGCTCGCCGGCGCGGTTCCCCGGATCGACGAGCTCGCGTTGTCGCTGGGCCTGACCGGCCGGGAACGCGCGTTCTTCCGATACCTCGCACTGCGGCCCGGTCGGCTTTGTCCCCGATCGGCGGTTTACGACGGGCTCTATTCGCTCGACGTCGACGGCCCGGACGAGACGATCCTCGCTGTTTGGGCGTGCAAGGTCCGCAAGAAGCTGCACCACGCGGGGCTCGAAATCCGAACGCATTGGGGCATTGGCTACTCGCTCGAAGGAAACCTCGGCCTTGTCAGAGGAACGGTTGCCGCAGTTCCGGCCCGGGGCGCCGCTCCCGCCGCTTAGGCCGGTCGCGGACGCGATCGCCGAAGCCCTGCCGGCGCTGGCGCCGCCGGCGCGGATCAGCATATCGGAGGCGGCGTGCCGCCGCATGGTCGAGGCGGGCGGGCACTGGGTTCCCTGGCGGAACGACGTTGCCCCTTACATGGTCGAGCCGATGGACATGGCGGGCTCGCGGCGCTTCGAGGCGCTGGCGTTCGTCGGGCCGGCGCGATCGAGCAAGACCGAGGCGCTGGTCCTCAATCCGCTGGTTCACGCGATCCTCGCGGCGCCCCGGCTCGTGCATATCGTTCACATGACGCAAGCGGCGGCGCGCGAGTTCTCGATCGAGACAATCGGCAAGCTGATCCGGCATTCGCCCGAGCTCGCCGCCCGGCTCGCCAAGGGCAAGGGGGCGGACAACACCTTCGACAAGCGTTTCGCTGCCGGCGCGCGGCTTACGATCGGATGGCCGGTCGTGCAGCAACTTTCGGCGCGCTCGATCCCGCTCGTCCTGCTCACCGATTACGACCGGATGCCGCAGGATCTGGGCGGCGAGGGATCGGCCTTCGCCCTCGGGCGCAAGCGCACGCAATCGAGCGGATCGCGGGGCATGACGATCGCGGAGGCGTCGCCGGGCTTTCCGATCCTCGACGAGACGTTTCGCCCCAAGACTCCGCATGAGGCGCCGCCCGCCGGCGGGATCGTCGGTCTCTACAATGTCGGGACGCGGGGCCGCTGGTACTGGCCTTGCCCCGACTGTGGCGACGAGTTCGAGCCGGCCTTCGAGCGGCTGACCTACCCGGGCGAGGGCACGCCGGCCGAGCGCGGCGCGGTCGCCTTCATGGTCTGCCCCCATTGCGGCGGCGTGATCGAGCACGCCCGCAAGGCGGAGCTCAATCGCCGCGGGCGCTGGCTGCACGAAACCGCCGACGGCGGGATCGCGCCGCTCGGCGAGGCGACCCGGCGCGCGGCAACGGTTTCCTACTGGCTGCAAGGCCCGGCGGCGGCGCTCGCCACCTGGGCGCAAATGGTCACTCGCTACCTCGAGGGCGAGGCGCAGTTCGAGGCGACCGGCGACGAATCGCTCCTGAAATCCGCGGTCAACCTCGACCTCGGGCTCCCCTACGCCTCGCGCGCCTCGGCCTCGACCGCCGAGCTCGGCGAGGATGCCTTGCGCTCGCTCGCGACCGATCGGGCGTGGAACGTCGCGCCCGAGGGAACGCGGTTCCTCACGGCGGCGGTCGACGTGCAGGCAGGGCGGTTCGTCGCGCAAGTCGAAGCATGGGGCGAGGGGTTGGAGCGAACCGTTATCGACCGCTTCGATATTCACACGCCGCCCGCCTCGGCGCCACGGCCCGAGGGGCGCCGAATCGACCCGGCCCGCTACGGCGAGGATTGGGAGGCGATCATGCCGCTTGCCGATCGGGACTATCCCGTGACCGGCGGCGGCTATGCCCTGCGGCCGCTCGCAATCGTCGTCGACGCCGGCGGCGAAGCGGGCGTGACCCCGAACGCCTATGCGTTCTTCCGCAAGGCCCGGTGCACGCACCCGCGCCGGTTCCACCTGATCCGCGGGCGTGGCGGCGACCGCCCGAAGCGCGCCGAGGTCTCGGCGCCCGAGACGGCGCACAAGGGCAAGCGGCACGTCGCCCGCGACGTCAAGATCATCTGGGCGGCGACCGACCGGCTGAAAGACGAGATCGCCGCCTCGCTTCTCCGCGCCGATCCCGGCGCCCGGTCACTGCTCGTGCCGCGAGGCGCGCCGCCCGAGATCTTCGCCGAATACGCCGCCGAGCGGCGCGATCAGGCGGGACGCTGGGAAAAGCGGCCGGGCGTCAAGCGAAACGAGGCGCTGGACCTGTCGGTCTACAACCTGGCGCTCGCAATCGTGCTCGGCGCCGAAAAGCTCGATTGGGCACGGCCGCCCGCCTGGGCGATCGCCGGGCCGGAAAATTCGTTCGGCCGGGCGGTCTCGAAGTCGGTCGACGATCCGGGCGCGGGGACGCCGGCCCCTGCGGCGGTCGAGGCGATCGCACAACGCAAGGCACGCCGCCCGGTTCCTCGCCGCCGGCCGGACCTCTCGGGCTGGTAACGCTCACAACCGGAGTCTGCTGCATGGCTTATTCGCTGAACCGCGTCGATCTCGTCGGTAACCTCGGGCAGGACCCCGAGCTCCGCACCTTTCCCGACGGCGGCAAGATCGCGACCCTCTCGATCGCGACCACGGAACGCTGGCGCGACAAGTCGACCGGCGAGCAACGCGAGGCGACCGAGTGGCACCGGGTCGTGATCCGCAATCAGCATGTTGCCGATTGGGCGGCGAAGGCGCTGCGCAAGGGGCAAACCGTCGTCGTCTCGGGCAAGCTCGCAACCCGGAAATGGCAGGATCAGACCGGCGCCGACCGCTGGGCGACCGAGGTCGTGGTCTCGGGGTACAATGGGACCCTGATCCTGCCGAACGTTCGCGCCCCGGCCGGCGACGGGCCGGATAGCGAGGCGAGCGGCACCGCTGCGCCTGGCGGCCGCGGCGGCGCCCTCGACGACGAAATCCCGTTCTGAGGTCCGGCCGCAATGGCAACCCATCCCGACCATAACGCCGCCGTCGAGGAATGGCGCCGGCTCGCCGCGTCGGCGGCCGCGGCCGACTTCGCCGCGATCTCGCCGCCCGACCCCTCGACCTCGACCTCGACCCCGGCCGCCGCCGGCGCGTCATTCATCGGCGGCCTGATCGCGGCGATCCTCGCCGCGTTCCGGCGGCCCCCGGCCTGAAAGGCGCCCGGATCATGCCTCGCAATCCCGCCCCGCAGGCGGCGCTCTACGCCGGCGACGCCTGGGCCTGGACCCTTGCCGCCGACCCCGCCGCCTATCCGGCGGAGGCCGGGGTCGCGCTGCGCTACGCGCTCGCCCCGGTCGCCGGCGGCGCGCCGTTCCTGATCGCCGGGGCGCTCGCCGGCGACGCCTTCGCCTTCGCCGCACCGGCCGACCTGACGGCGGCTGTTGCCCCGGGCGTCTATCGCTGGCGGCTGATCGTCGAGGATGCCGCCGGCCGGCGCGTCCTCGGCGAGGGCAACCTCGAGGTCCGCCCCGACCCCGAAACCTCGACGGCCGACACCCGCTCGCACGCGCGAAGGACGCTCGACGCGATCGAGGCGACGATCGAGGGCCGGGCGAGCAAGGATGCGGACGCCTTCACGATCGAGGGCCGCTCGATCACCCGGACGCCGCTCGAAATCCTGATGAAGCTCCGCGAGCAATATCGCCGGATCGTCCGGCGCGAGGGCGGCCGCGGCCCCGTGACATTCCGGCGCGTGAGGTTTGCCGATGGCGACTCGTAAATGGTGGCGGCCGTGGGGCCGCGGGAACGCGGCGCCGGCGGAGGTCGTCGACCGGACCCCGCCGCCGCTCACGTCCGGGATTGCCCCGGCGGGGGGCGTCCGCGCCTACAAGGCCGCGCGTCCGGGGCGGCTCGCGAACGGCTTCGCCTTCGCCGGCGGGCTCGGGACCTCGACCCGCGAAGAAACCCGCCGCGACCTTCGCGGCCTGATCGCGCACGCGCGCTTCGCGGCGCAGAATATCGACTATATCAAGAGTTACGAAATGATGGTCCGGCGGCACGTCGTCGGACGCTCGGGGATTTCCCTGCAAATGGACGTGCGCGACCCGGGGGGCGAGCCTGACCGGATCGCGAACGACCTGATCGAAGATGCCTGGGATCGCTGGACCCGGCGCGGGGTCGCGACCCCGTGCGGGCGCCTCAGTTGGTGGAATGTCGAGAACATTGCCGCGACCATGCTCGCACGCGAGGGCAACTTTCTGCTCCGCGTGCATCGCGGCGCGCGCTTCGGTCCCTTCGCCTTTCAGGTTGCGCCGGTCCCGCTCGACCTGCTCGACCTCGACCATTGCGCCGAGCTCGCCGGCGGCGCCTACGTCGACGGCGGGATCGAGTTCGACGCGCTCGGCCGCGTGCTCGCCTATCACCTGTTCACGTCGCACCCGGGCGACGGGCGGCTTCGCCGGGGGCACAAGCGGGTCCGGGTTCCGGCGCGGGACGTCATTCATGTGATGCGGCCGAACGAATCCGCGCAGGCCCTCGGGGTCCCGCAGGCGCATACGGCGCTCCGCCGCTTCAACATGGTGGGCAAGTACGAGGAAGCCGCACTCGCGGCGGCGCATTTCGGCGCGGCGGCAATGGTGTTCTTCAAGCAGGAGTCCGACGACGCGCCGGCGGGCGAGGATCACGCGGAGGTCCCCGACGAGATCGCCGCCGGCACGACGGCGACCCTGCCGCCCGGGATGGATATCGCGCAGTACACGCCGAATTACCCGGACGGCGAGATGCCGGGTTTCGTCAAGGCGATGCTTCGCGGCGGCGCCGCGGGCCTCGGGGTCTCTTACGCCGGCTTGTCGTCTGACATGGAAGGCGCGAATTTCTCGTCGCTCCGCGACGGGCGCGGCGAGGAACGCGACGAATGGCGCATGATGCAACGCGATCTCGTCGAGGCGCTGCACGCCGAGGTCTTCCGCGCCTGGCTCCCGGCCGCGCTCGTCTCGCGCGAGGTTCCCTTGCCGGAAACCAAGCTCGCGAAATTCGACGCCGCGACCTGGCGGCCGCGCTCCTGGGCGTCGGTCAACCCGAAAGAGGATGAAGCGGCGAACGACCTCGCGATCAGGAACAGGCTCCGCGCCCCGTCCGATATCGTCGCCGACCGGGGCGACGACTTCGAGGCGATCGCCCGGCGCTTCGCGGCCGACCTCGACCTGATGCGCGAGCTCGGGATTCCGATCCCCGAGTCGATCGAGCCGCGCGCGAAGGCGCCCGGGGCGCCGGCACCGGCCGAAGCCGAGGCCGAACCCCAAGCATAGGAGTCCCCGCGTTGGACACTCTGAAACTGCCCGAGCGGTTGTTCCGCTCCGGGTCGGTCGTGGCTTTGCGCACGGCCGACGACACCGGCGGCGGCGACGCCGGCGAGGATGATCGCCGCGTCACCCTGTCGTTCTCGTCCGAGGCCGAGGTCGCCCGCTGGTGGGGGATCGAAATCCTCGGACACGACCCCGCGGAAGTGGACCTCTCGCGGTTTCGGGCCGGCGTGATGCCGCTCCTTTGCGATCACCGCAACTCGATCGACTCGCAAGTCGGGATCGTCGAGTCGGTCACGATCGAAAACGGCCGGGGCCTTGCGGTTGTCCGCCTCGGGAAAGGCGTGCGGGCCTCGGAAACTCTGGAACGAATCCGCGACGGCGAGCTCACGGCGGTTTCGGTCGGCTACAGGATCAACCGGGCTGTTCGCGTCGGCGAGCGCGACGGCAATCCGATCTTTCGCGCGACCGACTGGACCCCGCTCGAGGTCTCGCTTTGCGCGGTTCCGGCCGATGAAACCGTCGGGGTCGGCCGCTCGGCCGGGCTCGCCGAAATCGAAATCCCCCTCCTTTCCGACATGAAGGACCCTCGGATGGAACACGAAACCGCCCCCGCCGCCGGCGAGGTTCGCACCGCCGCGCCGGCCGCGCCGGCCGCGCCCGCCCCCGCGCCCACTGATGCCACCGCCGCCGAGCGCGCCCGGATGCGCGAGATTGTCGCGATCGCCCGCGCCTTCGATCTCCCGGCGGCGATGGCCGACAAGGCGATCGACGCCGGGACCGGCGTCGACGCCTTCCGCAAGTCGGTCCTCGACCACCTGTCGAGCGGCGACGCGACGGCGATCCGGCACAATGCCGCGGCCGTCGGCCTCTCCGACCGCGAGGCGCGGAGCTATTCGCTGGTGAAGGCGATCCGCTACCTCGCCGATCCGAACGACCGGCAGGCGCGCCGTGAGGCGGGCTTCGAGATCGAGGTTTCCGAGGCCGCGGCCGCCCGGTCGCACAAGGCGCCGCAGGGGCTGCTTATCCCCTCGGACGTGCTCGGCCGGACCGACTTCGCGCCGCTGCCGCCGCGCGGCGCCCGTGCCGCCGACCTGACCGTCGGCACCGCGAGCGAGGGCGGCAATCTCGTCGCGACGAGCCTGCTGTCGGGGTCGTTCATCGACCTGTTGCGGGCGCAATCGGCGATCATGCGCGCCGGCGTTACCATGCTGACCGGCCTTGTCGGCAACCTCGCGATCCCGAAACAGACCGGCGGCGCAACCGCCTATTGGGTCGGCGAGGATACCGCGCCATCGCAGTCGGGCGCGTCCTTCGGGCAGGTTCCGCTGACGCCGCACACGGTCGGCGCCTTCACCGAGATCTCGCGCAAGCTGACGATCCAGTCGTCGCTCGACGTGGAGGCGCTGGTTCGGATGGACCTCTCGCGGGTCCTGGCCCTCGCGGTCGATAGCGTCGGCCTCAACGGTTCGGCCGACACCGACGCCCCGAACGGGCTGAAGGACATGGCCGGGATCAACGTGGTCGATTTCGCGGCGGCCGGCGCTCCGACCTATGCCGAGACTATCCAGATGTGGCGCAAGGTCGCCGAGGATAACGCCGCTGTCGGGAACCTCGGATACCTGCTCTCGCCGGCGATCGTCGAGCACCTGATGACGACCCCGAAGTTCGCGGGCGGCGAAACCCCGATCATGGCGGCGCAGGATCGCTTGAACGGCTATCGCGCCGAGTGGTCGAGTCAGGTTGCCCCCGCCGAGATGTGGTTCGGCAACTGGTCGGATTTCGTCGCGGGCTTCTGGTCGGGCCTCGACCTCACGGTCGATCCCTACTCGGCGAGCACGACCGGCGCCGTCCGCGTGATCGCGTTTCAGGACGTCGACTTCGCGGTCCGGCACGCGGAGTCGTTCTGTGATGGCGTCGCGATCCCCTGATCCGCTCCCGCGATCGCGGCTCGCCCCTCACGGGGCGGGCCTTCATCGTCCCGCAACGGGAAACCGCCCATGTTCTCCCTCTATCGCAAGGCTTTCGCCGCGCTTCTCGTCGGCGCCCTCGGGGTCGGGGCGAATTTCGTCCCCGGCCTCGGGGCGGTCGATCCAGTCATCATTCAGGCGATCGCGACGGTCGCCGCCGCCGCGGCCGTGCTGCTCGCCCCGAACAAGCTCGACGGCTACGACGTGGCGAAGCTCGGGCAAATCGTCGTCGAGACGCTGATCCGCGACGGGCGATATACCGAAACGCTGCGCCGAGTCGACGAGATCGCCGGCGGGACGGTCCTCGCGGGCGCCGTCCGGCCTACACCCGGACCGCCCGGGCCGCCCGCTCAGGCAAACGCCCGGAAAAGCCGGAAGCCGCGGGCCGCGCCGGGCGGGGAACCCGTCTCCCGTGCCGATTGAAACCGCCGCCGACTTCGAGCTCTGGCTCGACCCCGCGGTCTTTGGCTCCGCCTTCACCTATAGCGGCGGCTCGCCGGCGCGCCTGCGGACGCTCGCGGGGATCTTCAGCAAGGCGCACGCAATCGAGGCGCCGGCGGGTGACTGGCCCGGCGTCTCGACGACCGCGCCGGTCCTGACCTGCCGTGCCGCGGACCTGCCTCCGGGCGCCGCGGCGGGCGACTCCGTGGCACTGGACGGCGCCGCGTGGGCCGTCCGCGACATTCAACCGGACGGGACGGGCCTCGCCCGCCTGATCCTCGAAAGGGCATGACTCCGATGGGATACCATACCGGCAAGGACGGCGCCGTGAAGGTCGGCGCGGCCACGGTCGCGGCCGTGCAGTCCTGGGCGCTCGACGTGCAGGCCGAAACGGCGAGCGGCTGGGGCATGGGCGACGAGTGGAAAACGACCGAGGCGACGGTCAAGGGATGGTCGGGCAACGTCGAAGCCTACTTCGACCCCGCCGACGCGACCGGGCAGGGGGCGCTTGATGCCGGCGATTCCGTGACCCTCTCGCTCTATCCGCACGCGGAGGGCGCGGGCGCGACCTACTTCACCGGGACCGCGATCGTCACCGGCAAACCGATCTCGGCCCCCAAGGGCGATTGGGTTTCCGTGACGTTCAATTTCGAGGGATCGGGGGCGCTGACCGAATCCGCGGCGGCTTAGGGGAGTCGTTAGCGGCGACGCTTTTTTACCCTGACTTGGGTTTGGATTTGAGGTTTAGATTGATGGAGGCGCACTGACAGCGAAGCGCCTCGGGAGCGCCTCGGGGCGTTACGTACAGCCACGACCCGCAGCCCGGGCAACACAGTTGATCGAGTAGTTCCTTGAAAGCGAAGACAACGGGTTCGAAGTCCCGCTTGCCGAAATTAGCCCATGCGTTGTGGTGTACAGCCTTGTTGACCGCCCACTGCTCAACATTTCTTGCGCCGTTAGAGGTGCTGAGGCCGCTCTTACGAGCGGCCGCAGCCTGCTTGGCAGCGTCGTCGCCCCATGACTGCGCTGCCTCTGCCGCCTTTCCATAGAGCTCTTTAGTGCGGGTAAGCACGCTCGACAAGAGCGGGTCGAGCTCATAGTTCCCGTCAGCCCGAAAGGTCGGTCGGGCTCCTAGTTGATCGGCCAAAAGGCGGGAGACATATTCGAGGTGGTGGCGCAGTGAATGGGCGGCTGTTTCGATCTTTCCCTTCGCGAGCGCGAATTCTATCTCGCTCCAAACGTCAGTATTGGACTCAACCAGCGGTCCCGTTTCCAAACTCCAGCCGTGGAAGGTCAGCGAGGTTTTGGCCGTAACCAGCCCGGCGGAGCGCATCTGCT